TCGCCCGTAGTTGTATATGCTGTTGTAGTTGCGTCTAAAGATGCCGTGTTGGTGTACAACGCAATATAAAAAGAACCAGACGTAAAATTAAACGAGCCGTTCATCAAGCCCGTCTTAAACGTGTTACATGTCCAGTTGCCCGTGAACGCCATTATCTAACCCCAGTATTTTGTGGCAACGGGGCTTCGCGGTATTGTCCACTACGATATGCATCGCTACGTTCTAAACCATCACCCAAACGCTTAGCAAGTGCGAGTGCTTCTTTGTACTTGAGTTCGTAGAACCCCATTACGTCGGCTTCACCTTTCATGTAGGTATACGCTTCAACAAGTGAACCATACAAGAGGACTGTGTCAAAGTTGTCTCCCAGCCAAGTCTGACCAGAAGCGGCAACAGTGATTGACACTGGGTAATAGTAATAGTGCAGTTCTACAGAGTAGGACGCGTCAGGGGTGGGTCCCACAATGAAAGAGAGTTCGTTTGTGATTGTGCTGGTGTTAACAGTCGGGCCAAACAACGCGTAGTACTTGGGGATACCTGTATCTGTAGTTGGATTTGGGTATGCCTGACGAATGAAGTTCACATCTTTGTTTAGCAAGTACTCGTAGTTGCCAGTAGCGTCAATCACAGCCAAAGAGTAAGTGGACAAAAAATCCTCTGGGCAAGACAAGTACTTATTGCTGGTAGTCACGCTACCCGTCACGTTCTTGCGCAACGACGGAAACTGAACAGAGTTGTATATACGCTGTTCAGCCTGAGTAATAAAGCGATTCAACTGAGTCGTTGAAGACACAACTGTGCTATCCGCCAACGTAGTGGCAGGAAACGTATTTTCTGTATACGTTTGAATCGCTGTTACTAACTCAGTGTAGGTCATCCCATCTTCCCGCTAATTTTGCGCCCTTTGGTTGCAGCGCCGTATCCACGCATCACGCCAACACCATATGGGTTAACTGGAGCATAGTTGCCTTTGCTGATACCGCTAATAGACGGATTCATCTCTGTCATGCACTGAGCACCAGTCTCTGTAGGTAATCCAGCTTTAAGTGCTTTACCAGACATGTCGTGTGGCTGTGCATAGACGCTGGCGTCACCAACTTCTTTACCCATCATTTTTTTGCTGAACGCCATTATTTACCCCTTGCTGCGCCGCGCTGGTTCACGACTTTTGCCATGCCCCGCCCGTACTGTTTCATCATGTCATTGGTCTTGCCACCCTTAGCCAATTTAGTCATTGGCTTGCCGGGATGCAGTTTCTTCTCGTGTTTGTGCACGGCACCTGCGATCATTTTCTTGTCTTGCTTTAAGTCTTTCTTGTCCATTTTCAACTCCTAAGTTGTTGCTACCGTTACTGTACCAAGTTGTACAACCAAATTCAAATTATTTGGTGTCAACGCCGCATCAAAACTGCTCGAACCACCCACTGGAGCCCAGCCCCATTGAAATATTCTGCTACCACCACCTGACTCACCGTCCGCTAACAAACCAGAAACTACATAGCTCCTGTCAGGACGGGGATTTCTCAAAGCCTGTGGGTCGTCCACAGGGAACATACCCAACTGCAACTGCGGATGGTCTGGGTCCCAGCACTCTGGGCACACCAACAAGTTGTAGTTCTTTAACTTGATAATCTCAGTCTTCAGAACCTTTAACTTGAACCGCTGACCACAGCGGTCACACTCCGAAATTGCATTCTTGCCAGAAGCAAAACGATTACCCATGACTACCTCCCGATGTAGGTCTGTCTAGGAACTAAACGTAATGCTGCTTTCTCGTGATCCTCATATGCTGCCAGTTCCCATGCCTCGTCATACTGAGCTTTCAACATGCCAATACGCTCCATACCTTGCGGTACTTTGCCAGCGATGTAGTACGACAGACCAGCCGCCATACATGGGATAAATCTAAACGGTACGTCCATGATGTTCACACCACCACCAGCGTCTTGCGTGCGGCGTAGACGCCAGTAAACAAATGTGTACGGTTGTACGTTATCAGGGGTAGGCCAAACAGTTATCGCTGGCACTTGTTGCCAATACACAGTAGCCGCAGCCGTATGCCCTACAGCAATCGTGTTTTGCTGACCACGGAAGCAACTAGATAGAGTGCCACTAACAGCGTTTGCGTTCTGAGTGATATACCCGTAATTGATAATCTCGTTATCAATCTTTATAAACCCTGCTGCGGGTAAACCCGTAACATCACTCAACACGATTGTGTCTGATGTACTTGTAATGGTTGTAGTCAGCGTAGCAGAGATGGGACTAGCCTGCCCGTTGTAGCGCTGAATCCAAACCTGAATAGGTCTGGCTTGGGTTAACTTGTTAGGGATCGTAGCGTAGGTGCTAACGCTAATCCGTGTGATTGTCAGGTCGGCTTGGTTAGACGTGCTGTTTGCATCGGTACGAATCAAATGCTCAAGAAGGTCAATCGTATCGTTTGGTAGTGGATACGTGTTCTGCCCTTGAACTAGGGTAATAGACCCTGTCTCAATAGTCCATATGTTGATGCCACGGTTAGCCCAATCAGCAAACATGATGTTGAGACTACGACGTGCAGTACGCAGGTCATATCCAGTGCGTAGTTCACTACCAGCGCGTTCAAACGCCTCCTCGACCAACTCAGTGAGGTCAAGGTTAAATGCGGACGCTCCGGAGGTATTAGCCATTATCTAAATCCTGCTGTTTTCTTTGCAACCGTTTTGGGTTGCGCTACGAATTGTTTACCTTTAGCCTTACCTGCACGCTTAGCACGAGTTGTTGCCGCATACTCCGCAGGGCTTAGACTTTTAATCGCAGCCTCTGGGAGATACCGCTCACCCGTTTTTGACGAGGGCTTACCTGACTTGGTTCTCCATTTCTGGTCACCCCAAGATTTTAGTGACTGCTGTGGTGCTTTCAATCTCTGTAGCCCCCACCTGCGGCTTTATAGCGTTTAGCCATAACTTGAGCCTTACGCGCTGACCACTGTCCTGCGCCTGTACCCACGATTGCCGCAGCTTTGACGCTGTTAAAGATACGTTTGCGTAACTCAGGCTTGGTGTAGTTACCAGCTTCATTTACCTTGGACTTGGTCTTACCGCCCTCTTTCATGTAACCCATCTTGTTGCGCACTTCTGTGGGCAGCTTCGATAGGCCAGTATTCTCTTCTGGTACTTCTTTTAATTCTCCACCATCAGCCATCTTCTTAGGCTTCTTACCTGCCGCTTTCATAGCAATGGCGGTAGCTGCTTGTTGCGCCAACCCACCTTTTTTGTAAGAAGCTGTCTTAGCCGCGTTAGCAAAGTCGCCCTTCTTAGGAGCACCTGCCGAACCTGCACTACGCATCTGCTCACCAGAACCTGAAGCAATCCGTTTTTTCTTTGCTGCAATATTGGCATAAAGACCACCGCCCGCATACATCTCCACATCTTGTGGTTCATCTGTGCGTTTAATGGTTTTTCCCTTGGGCATCTTAGAGGGGCTGATAGCGCCCATACCGCGACTTGACCTCATTTTTTACCACCTTTAACTTTTTTAGCTAAAAACAATTTATCAACCATTTTTATCCGCTGGGGTTTAGTTGTAACTTTGTTAATAATAGCCAGCCGTTTTGGTTCACTTGCGCCGTAAAACCCAGCCTTTTTTAAAGACTTAACTACGCTGGTTGCAGGTTTTGCGGTTGCCATATTAGTACATCTTTCCTTTGGTCTTGCCTTTAACGCAACACCCGTCTGCACGAGATGAAGCGGTCATGCCGCCTTTAGCTTTTCCTTCGGGTTTACCCATACCGCCCATCATTGCACCGGCTGCTTTTAAAAGCATCTCACTTTTTGATGGTTTTTCGCGTTTAGACTCCACATCTTTTAAACGCTTTTCATACTCAGAAAATTTGTCTTCTGGTTCTACTTTAATACCGCTACCAGCAACTGGAGATTTGTAGTCTTTGGTGATGGGATCGTCCACTGGAGTGGAGTCGGAATATTTAAGTGGTTTTGCCATGATTAGCATACCTTTCCACGGGTTTTACCGCGTTGAGCAATACCGTCTGCACGGCTAGAAGCCATGCCGCCAGACTTGTAATTGTCTGGTTTGTAATGCGTTGCCATTTCTGGCGGTTCTTCTTCTCTGTCTTTTGACTTGCGGGAGGTTGCCTCTATTGGTTCGGCCTTGGCAATACGTTCCTTAGACTCTTTGGACAACTCAACCTTGTCACGGCTATTTACCGCACGCTCGGCTAAATCTCCAAGGCCAGTCTTCTCAACCATCTTCTTACCAAGGCCAGTCTTCTCGTCAATAGCACGACCAACTTCATACCCACCTTCAAGTGCGGCACCAGCTAAACCAGCACGGCTTGCCATACGTGTTATAGCTCTACCAGCAGCATTCTGTACTTGAGCTTTATTTTGTGGTCTAGTCTCAGAGGTGTCCATGCCTTTTTTAATTCGCTCCGCATCTTGCTTAGCGCCCCTTGCTACGTCTTCACGTAGGCTAGGTGTAAGGTCTCTGGCGTTTGTCTGCCCAGCAGAGTCAAAGCGAACTACCGCGTCTTTTGGTGCTGATCTGTTGAGTCGTCCCATGATTGGTCCTTAGCAGTTTCTACCGCTCTTGCCACCCATTTTCATAGTAATCATCTTGCCTTTGGTTTTACCCTTGGACTCAACGCCACCGCCTTTAGCCATGCCCATACCGCCTTTGTTCATGAAAATAGGTACTTTTTTACCGTCTTTCATTTTCATGGGCATACCGCCCTTTTTCATACCCATCATGCTGCCTGCCATATCGGTTTTAGCCATAGGAGTAGGTTTTTTCATGCCGTCCTTAGCCATGCTCATGCCAGCCTTCATTGTTGGTTTGCCCATTTTTGTAGCCATAGTATTACCACCTTGTTTAAAAAGTTCGGTCTTGCCCTGAAGAGTTTCGGGCTTGTTTACCTTTTGCAAATCAGGACGCGAACGCGGCCCACCTTTAAATTTGATGCCCTTATCAGCCGCAGTAAATTCTTTACCAACGGACTGAGAGACACCAGCTTTCTTGGCAAACGATGCGTTATTAGCCACCGCTGCCATGAAATTGTGTTGTTTCTTACTTGTTGACGGCATTCTTATGCACCAACTTTTGCACGGTGTCGGTCTCATATATGCGGATACACATCCACACAATACCCAAAAGGCTACCAACTAGCGTGGCTACTGGAGTCATCCAGCCCATCACACTAGAGAGCGTGACTGTCAGAGCCGCCCCATCAGTTATTGCTTTAATTTCTGGATTCATATCAACACATCCTTCCTTTGGTCTTGCCCTTCTGGGCTATTCCGTCTGCGGCCTTAATATATCCACCTTCAGCGCAGTTCCATGCTCTAAGACTTTTGTTAATCCTAGAGTTCGGGTCGTTCGCTGTTTTTGCGGATGTCAGTTTCTTTTTCATCCCACTCATACGGGCACAGAAAGAGTCGCGCCTTGAGCCGCCCTCTGGTTGAGGAGGTTTCAAGTTGTGCCCTTCTTTCTTCGCAGAGGCTCGGCCCTTGGCGTTTAAACCGCCATTCGGGTTTTTGCCTTCCTTGCGAGTCCATGCAGCACTAGCCATAGAACACCACTGCGGTGGTAGTTGCAGATATAACTGCGGAGATATTGGTACTACATTTAATACCTTCTCCGGGAAATATCATGTAGATAGAACCCGCTGCCGCTGGTGCGGTAAACGAGAACATAGCTGTACCGCCTGTACCATCATTCAACACGACTGTTGCACCTGTTGAATAGCTGATGGATATACCCTTGATACGGGCTGGGCCAGCAAAAATAGTAGTGGTCGCGCCAGCAGCGCCAACTGCTGACTTAACGTCTGTTTGCATCATAATTAATCTCCTGTTATGAGGGGGCCGAAGCCCCCATGATTAATTACTGTTGTGTGCTAGTTGGGTTAGCAGAACCGTCGCTGTCTTTCACAACATACGTAATAGTCAAGACACCAGCACCAGAGGTGGCAGTGACGTTAGCCTGTGTAAACGTGATGATTGCGTCTGACGTACCTACGTTGTTACACAACACAGCGGCAGCGGCAGAATTATTGCCAAGCAAAATATTTACGATGCCAGTGTTTGCAAATACGCTTCCGTTTGCGGCTGTATTGATTGCAACAGCGTTAGAGAAAAGTGCGTATGTAGGGGTGGTGGTTGCATATGCAACAGTGGTGTTAAACGACGCAGAAAGAATCTGTGAGCCTGCTGGAATCGTAAAAGCAACCGTAGCCGCCGTAATGTCCGTGTACAAAATGGCTTTGGACTGAGAAACAACTGTCGCGCCCAGATTGCGAATAGTGCCAGAGGTAGAGCCAGTTGTATTTTTAACAGTGCCCAACAACCAAGGGCCTAAATGCGTTGCGAATCCCATAAGAATATCTCCATGCGTTATGGCGTATCAATCTGCATGAGGTCAGCCGGACCTGTTTGATACACCGAAATTTCCGGTTAGTTAAATATACACCAAAAGAAAAGGGAGCACAAGGCTCCCTTCTCAGTCTTTCTTAGGACGAACCGGGTGAACCGAACATTCCTAATGGGTCAGACCAGCCGAACGAATAACGTTCGCGTGCCTTGTAGCGCACGTTGCCAGTATCGAAGTCACCGTCCATGCTGTTTTGCAGCGGAGTACGGATAAAGTGCTTCAAGCCGTTAGGCACATCAGTAGTCAAATACCAACCGCTTGTATCGGTCAAATAGTTGTTAACTGTGTAGCCTTCAGGGATTGAACCATTGTTCTTCAACGCGTTGACATCGTTGTCAGTAGTGCCAACACGGAGGCTGGTTTCTAACAAACGAGTAGCAACGAACTGGAGTGCTGGTGGAATAATCAACTTCTTAGGCTTTGCAGCGATCAATAGACCACGCTCATCAGTCCAAGCTGCGATTTGAATAACGGCGGCTTCCAAAGAAGTCTCGTTCAAATCAGCCGCTGTAGCTGGGCGATTGCTATTGGTGCCACCACCAGTCAAAGGATGAGCAGTGCTGAACAGAGCAACGCCATCACCGCCAACATAAGCAGCGCTGAAGCCGTTGTTCAAAACAGAAGCCGCTTTGATTTGCTTGGTGTAAGCCATAGCACGAGCCAAACCTTTGGTATAGCGGGCTGACAAAGAATCGTAGAGGTTATCTTCGATAGCTTCTTCAGTGATCGCAAAGCCCAAGGCGATGGTTTCGTGGTTGTAGCGAGTTGTAAATGCCTCTTGTGCATTGTCATAAGCGATGGCAGAACCCTCGTTTTTGACTGGTGCGGCAGAGAAGCCAGACAGTTTGGTCTCTTCTTCAAAGCTACGCTCAGAAGTTTCTGTTTCGTAAATCTCTTTATGCTCTTCGCCGTAGCGTGCATACTCAAGACCAAACAAAGCATTAAGACCCGGAAGGAGTTCCTTCAGTAGTTGTGCGCGTGAAATAGCCATGATTTATGCTCCTTATGCGCCAGTGGCAGAGTAGTAACCATGCAGTGCTTGGTTAAACTTAACCAAAACTTCTGGATACTGGGTGAACACAATAGTGGACGCGCTAGGAATAGCCGTAACACTGCCGGGGACTGCAATCGTAGCGTTAATCGTAACTGACGTTGCAGCGGCTGCCGCAGCGGTAGTTACAAAAGAACCTGTTTGAATGATTTGCCCATTTGCTGCAACGTAGGCTACATCTGTTCCAACAGGGATTGCGCTAGGCAAGCCAGAACCAGTTAAGGTAATTGTTGTAGTAGATGAAGAGCCAGTTGCGCTCGTAGTAATAGCAGAATCGCCTACCAAGCCAACCAAACGCAAAGGTAAGGTGCTTGTTACTGGAGTAGCTGAAGGAGCTAAAACTGCGTTAGCAGAATTACCAGTGGTAGTGCTACCCGTATTGTTAATGGCTGACAGGTTAGTACCAATCATAGCCATAGCAGCGGAAGCAACAGCAGTAGTAGCGGAACATACAACAGCCTTGAACACAGCATCAGGATCATCCAATACATAGGCTTGGCAGTCACCAGCAAGGGTGCCTGAAGGCCAGTATTGAGCAAATTGCTTTTGCTTGTTTAGCGGGTTTGTATAAGTACATCCCAAGAAAATACCAACCGTTTGGTTTAAACCAGTGCCAGTAGAAACTGAGGCACGAGTTACAGAACCACGCGATAGTACGACGAAATCACCGTAGAAGATGTCGGTCGCATAACCATACTGGATGTTGTACATACGGGTAGAACCCGCAAATACTTGACCACCAATTAGGTTCTGCGGCAACAGCCCGTAAGGCGCGTTGACAGCAGGATAAGCCATTTAAGACTCCTTTAAAAAGTTAAGAACCGGAACCAAACGTCACTTTTGTCGATTTCTCAGAGAACTTCGACATCCGTGGATCGTTGTCTTTCATAAAATTGTTATCTACAGATTCCATCGTTTCTTTATTGATCTTCGAGAAGTGTGCATCTCGTTGTACCAAAAACTCCGACGGAATACTACAGAGAACCAAACCTCCCACCTCAATGTTGCCTTTAAAGCGACCTTCAGTAGAAGCGTGCATCATCATTTCAGGATAGTCTTCTGCTTTACAGGGTTCATACCCTTCTCTTAACTTACTAGAGATGTTTTGTACGTCAGATTGTCCTCCCATACTGATTCTTACCCAGCGGTGAGAAATACCCGGACGCGGATTAGGTGACGGTAGGGTTTCGGGAGCCTGCCACGAAGTGGGACGTTGCATTGCTGCACGCGTATCAAGTTCACGAGCCAAACGATTTTGTGCCTTTTCAGCTTTTACCTGTTCCATATTTAACCTCTTTTAAGTTTTGCAACCTGCTTCGCATATTCTTCTATCGGGACCCCAAGTCTACGAGCTACCTCGGCTTCGGATGCCTTTAGCCTTATACGATTAGGCGGAGTACTACGTGAGGCTGACGCCACAACACTAGTAAATTTTTGTGCACGGCGTGGGGGTTCATCATCCTCATCAACCGGTTCTGATACTCTTTTCTTTGGAGGCGGTGTATCTTCCTCTTCGCTCTGAACATCTTCAAAATGTTCAGGAAATCTGCGGCGCATTGTTTTATCAATGGTTTGAAAGTACTCTTCAGTACCAACGTAGTCCGGACCATACTCTCTTTGTAGGCGTTTGTCAAGCCCCACAGCAGACATAGTCATTTCGTCGTCTACGCCCCACCAATCACTATTTTTGTCTACCCATTTCTGAGTACGTGGAGTTAGCCTTGGCTTGTCAGGTTCAGCAGGGGGTGGAGCCTTAAACTCACGCTCTTCTATCTCAATAGGCCGCATGTCAGTAGCACGGTCTAACTTGATACTTGCCTTGGTAATAGCCTTTTGAGCCGCTACCAATGCTTCTGAATTGCCATCCTCATATGCCTGTTTATAGGCTTTTTCGGCGGCTTCCAACTTGGGCAGAATCTCTGCGCGAGCATCTGCGCCTTGGGCTTCTTTGTATGCCTTGTCGAGCGTGTTCTTCTCTTTCAGCAAGTCTTCCAAGTCTCCCATGCGGGCTTCCTTGGAAGTTTTCTGCGCTTCTTGCAGGCGCTTCTCAATGGTTGTAATGCTGGAACGGTAGCCGCCCAACACTTTGAGGGGGTTCTTCTTGATGTCAACCTGCTCGGCCACAGACAGTGTGGGAGCGCCCAAAGTCCGGGAAGCACGTTTAGCTTCGGAGATGGCGGGGTACTCTTCGCCTTTGACGGCTTCGCCATACATGGACTCAAGGCGTTTTTGTTCGGCCTTGCTTGCGTCAATGCGTTCTTGTGCAGACTTGGCGGCGGCAACAGCATCAGCGGTGCGCTTAGCGCGGGCAGCTTCTTCTCTTTGTTTTGCCACAACTTTGCTGGCTTCGCTTTCGATAACGCCTTTGGCACGTTGTGCATCCAGCAAGTTTTGTTTTGCTTCAGCAAGGGCTTCTTTGGCCTGAGCAATATCGTCAGGCGGGGCGCCCATATCGCGCATTACCTTGAGGTTATCTTTGGCCGAATCAAAATTAGCCCTTCGGTTGAACAGCTCTTTCATGATGCTGATCGAGCGCTTCGCCTCAAGGTAAGACTGAATGATGTCGGTGCCCAGTTGCTCGCCCAGCTTTTTCTTCAGGGCAGCTTCAGCCATGTAGACACCCTTCATGCCGAGCTTTGTATCTACGGCAACGAAGTTCCCGAGCTTCTTGTCGAACTTCAGCCCGCCGCGGAAGATGACCTGAGCGCCAATGTTGCCGCTGCGGATGGCGTTATCCAAGGCAACGGATGCGACCACGATGCCCTGAGAATCCTTCAGGGCTCCGCCGTAGCGATCAAAGTCTCGAGACTCGAGTCCAGCTCCGTACCAGACCGATCTCATACGGGCAGAAAGAACTCCATCAACCAGTGCGTTGTTGGCCGACTTCGCCATGCCCACCGGGTTCTTGACGGTTTCTTTGAAGACCTGCTTGGCCTCTGCTGCGGTTCTGGTGACCGCCGTGCGAATCGGCGTCTTGTCCAACATGGGAGTGTTGGGCCTGCCGTAGGAGCGAAGCAGGTTCTTGTCGTCAT